AAGCCCACTGCTAAAAAGAAAACTAAAAAGTGACTAGAAAACTAAGGCGAGTTCCAAAGGACAAAAAGACAGGTATTCCTAAAAAATATCTGTCGGGTTCTAAAAACAGGTCTGCAAAAGCGGCTGAGATAAAGCGAACTGCCGAAGCATATAGAAAAGGAGAGTATATTGATATAAAAGCTGTATCAAAATCACGCACTAAACAAAATGTCACAGGCAAAAAGAAGAAAACCACTAAGCGAAAGCGTTAAAAACAGTCTTAAGAAAAAAGCTGATGGCACAAAGTTTTTTTATGGAGAGCTTGCGGCTGTTTATAGAAAAGGACAAGGTGCTTATTTGTCTAGTGGTTCAAGAAATGTTCCTATGGCGGCGTGGGCTATGGGCAGGGTAAATAGTTACATGAGAGGAGATAAAGCGAGAACAGCAGACGCAGCAATCTATTCGAGGTACAACAAGAAAAGATGAAGCTAACTACCAGACAAAAGAACACACTTGCAAAGCACCAAAAGGCTCATGGTCACACAAAGGCTCACATGGAATATATGAAACGTAAGATGAGAGAAGGGGTATCATTTACTGAAGCACACAATATGGCAATGAAGAGGAAGGGCAAATGAATAAAATTTTTTATGGTGACTCTAGGGCAGTATTAAAAAATGTTAATTTTAAAGCTAGAACGTGTGTGACTTCACCGCCTTATTTTGGAGTAAGAAATTATGGTGACAAACTTAATCAAATAGGAATTGAAAAAACTGTTGATGAATATATAGATAATCTTGTTGAAGTTTTTAGCTTAGTCAAAGACTGTCTTACAGATGATGGAACTTTATGGGTAAATATTGGTGATAATTACGAAAAAAAGAATTTGCTTGGAATCCCTTTTCAATTAGCTTTTGCTTTAAAAAAAGATGGCTGGTATCTAAGACAAGATATCATTTGGCATAAACCAAATCCAATGCCCGAAAGTGTTACTGACAGATGCACTAAATCCCACGAATATATTTTCTTGTTGAGTAAGTCTAAAGATTATTATTTTAATTCTGATGCAATAAAAGAAAAAGCTGTAGGAGAAAGGTGGGGAAAAAATAAACCAATGGATATAAATAATTCAAAAGATAAAACAAATCAATTTAATGGGTTGTCAAGAGCCAGACAAATGCTTTTCGAGACAAGAAACAAGCGTTCTGTTTGGACTGTAAAAACAAAACCATATAAAGAATCACATTTTGCAGTTTTTCCAAAAGAATTAATTACACCTTGCATATTATCAGGTTCAGAACATGGAGATATTGTTCTTGATCCTTTTATTGGGTCTGGAACTACAGCAGAAACGGCAAAAAATTTAGGCAGAAAATATATTGGAGTAGAACTTAATCAAGAATATAAAAATATTGTTGATAAAAGAAGTGATTTATTCCAATACGATTTAGACCTAAAATATGGATAAAAAATTATGAGCAAAGACCCTAGATTAGAAAGATTTGGACTTGCTGGTTTTAACAAACCAAAGCGAACACCATCACACCCAACAAAGTCTCATGTTGTTTTGGCAAAAGAGGGTGATAAGGTTAAATTAATTAGATTTGGAGCGCAAGGCGCAAAAACTAAACCACCAAGAAAGGGAGAATCTGACGCAGATAAGGCAAAACGCAAGAGTTTTAAGGCTAGACACGCTAAAAATATTGCCAAAGGTAAAATGTCAGCAGCTTTTTGGGCAGACAGGACAAAGTGGAGCTAATATTGTGAATAATTGTAAATTTTTTATTTATGGCTGACGAACCAATTAAACCAAATCCACCTGTAGATACAGCAGCGTTAATGGCAGAAGTTGAAGCACTTAGAAAAAGCAATAGAGAAATTTTAGATGACTACAAAAAAGCGAAGGAAGCGGCAAAAGCTGTCCCACCAGATGTTGATGTAGATGCTTTGATTGCTTTTAAACAGCAGAAAGAAAAGGAAGAGCTAGAGGCAAAAGGCAGATATGATGAGGCGATTGCTAAACAGGCACAGCAGTATCGTGATGCTGAAGAGGCTAAAAATAAAAAAATTCAAGAGCTTGAAGCTAGGCAGAGACAGCTTGAAGTTGAAGCCCCAGCAGTAACAGCACTTGCTGATGTTGTACATGACCCTCAGTATGTGCTATCTCGCATAAGCAAAGATCAACTTGCAAGAGAGGCAGATGGAACAGTTGTTGTTGTTGATGGCTATAACAGAACACCTGTCAAAGACTGGGCAATGACAAAAATGCCAGCATGGGTACAGAAAAACCCAAGACCTCAAGGCGGTGGAGCAACGACAACTAAAGTTCAGACTGAAACAGTAGCTGCTGGCGAAAAGAACCCCTTTGCAAAGGAATCTTTCAACCTTACAGAGCAAAGTAGGTTATATAGAACAGATATAAATAAATATAATATGCTCAAAAACGCAGTTAGCGGTTAGTATAGAACTAACGTGGTTGTGCCATGTCAGAGGTTGTGCCTCGAAGTAAACATATTAATTAAATTCTAATGGCAACATTAAGATCGGATTTAATTATTCCTGAGGTGTTTACTCCCTACTTGATCGAAGCGACAACTCAAACTGACAGCTTCCTACAGAGTGGGGTAGTGCAACCTTTGGCAGAATTAAATTTATCCGCAGAAAGAGGCGGTGACTTTGTAAAGATACCTTTCTACAAAGCAAACTTAACAGGTGATTTTGAAGTATTAACAGATAGCACTTCACTAACTCCAGCAAAGATCACAGCAGATAACCAAATTGCTGCTGTTCTTCACAGAGGTAGAGCTTTCAGTTCTAGAGACTTGGCTGCACTTGCAGTTGGTGGTGGCGTTGATCCAATGGCTGCTATTGCTCAGAAGATGGCGGCATACGTCAACAACCAGAAACAGAAGGATTTGTATTCTTGTTTGACTGGTGCATTTGGTTCAATCAATGCAAACTCTAGCAGTTCAGCTTTGTTTGATCTAACTATTGATTCTGAATCAGGTGATTCTCCAACAGTTTTAAGTCCAAGACACGTTGCTAAAGCTCAAGCTTTACTAGGCGATCAGGGCGGTAAGCTTACAGCAGTTGCAATGCACTCAAAGGTTTTCTATGACCTAGTTGAGAGAAATGCGATTGATCGTATCTATGACAACACTGGCGCACCAGATTCAGACGCAACTGGCGGTAGCACAGTAAGAGCATTTGATGGCCCTACTGCTGTTAACAGCTTCATGGGGCTTCGAGTAATTGTGTCAGATGATATTCCAACAACAGGTTCTGGAGCTTCAACAGAGTATTCAACATTCTTCTTTACACAAGGGGCAGTTGTTACAGGTGAGCAAGCACCGATCAGAACACAAACAGATAGAGACATTCTTGCTCTAGAGGAAGCAATGGCAGTGGATCTCCACTACATCTATCACCCAGTAGGGTTGAAATATGCAGTATCAACTGTTAACCCCAACAGAAGTACTCTTGAAACTGTAGGCTCTTGGTCGAAAGTCTATGAAACAAAGAATATCGGTATAGTTAGAGCTACTAACGTATCTAATCAGGATTAATCATGCCATCACTATTTGAAGTAACTGCTGGGTCTTTAGTAGGCCCAACAACAGGTGGAACTGTAACTCAGGCCACTAATAAATCAACAGGTGTAACTCTAAACACAGAGTCTGGTCAAATCACAATGAACAATGCACAGCTTGACGCTGGCACAGAAGTAACTTTCACAGTAACTAACAGCAAGATTGCATCAACAGATGTTGTCGTAGCTTGTCATGGTTCTGCTGGAACTGCTGGTTCATATCTTGTGAACGCTAATACTATTGCTAGTGGTTCTTTTGGAGTAACAGTTTCTAATGTTTCTGCTGGTAACTTAAGCCAAGCAATCGTTATTAACTTTGTTGCTCTCAAGGGTGCATCAAGCTAATGGCAATGTACGCATTTAGGCGTATGAGAGAGAGAAATGAGGCTGCTCAAAAGGCAGCTTCACTCACTCAAACTCTAGAAAAGCCAAAACCAAAATCTAAGCCCAAAAAGGTAAAACTCAATGGCGATAACTCTTGATGCTACTGTTGGCGGTGCAAACGCAAACACTTATATAGGTCTATCTGACGCAAACTCTTTTATTGAAGGGCTTGTTCTAAGTGATGATGCTGCGGCATGGGATAACTCAAGCACTGATAATAAAAACAGAGCTTTGTTTACAGCAGCCCAAAGAATTGACAGAGAGAAGTTTTTAGGAGCTAGGGTATCTGATACTCAAGCTTTGGAGTGGCCTAGATCAGGAGTAAGGAAACCTGACACATACACTAACTTGTATGGTTTGAGTTTTCCAAATAGATTAGTTGCTGACTATTACCTTGATACTGAAATCCCAGACAGGGTAAAACACGCACAAGTCATCTTGGCTGTATATTTAAACAACAATAGGAACGGGTTAGAACTTAGCGGCTTAGAGGACTTTGCTGCTGTAAGTATTGGGAATATAAATGTAACCCCTAGATTTTATGGGGCTACTGGTATTGATCGAATACCACCAATCGTTGACCACTATCTAATGGGTATTAGAATAGGTGGAAGAGCAAACTTATCAATCAAGAGGTCATGAAAATGGGCTACGGCTACGAATATCCAGCAGCAATCATTATTACCGATACGGCTGCTCATACAGGCAGATTTGGTAAAGTGCATTGTCTAACAGATGCAGAGGCGACTTTTGTTGCTGAGAATATTACAGAAAATGGTTCTGCGACTATAAATGGCATCACAATGAAGGCATCATCTGAGGTCTGTGGAGTCATAACAAGTATTACTCTTGCAAGTGGACAAGTCATTGCATATTTCTTATGAGTCTTGCAAATGCACTAAAAAAAGCTGCTAGTGCTTCACTGAAGAAGCTTGGTGGTGATGTGACTATAAGACGAGTAACAGCAGCGACATATGATACCACTTCTGGAGCTATCAATGAATCTACTTCTGATACAACTATCAAAGGTGCATTAAGTAATGTTTCAAGAAATCAAGTTAATGATTTAATTGAATCGCAAGATAAATTACTAACTATATCTGCTGGGGATCTTACATTTGCCCCTACAACTGCTGATAGAGTTGTTATAAGTAGCGTAGAATTTAAAATTATTTCAGTTGTTGTAAATGAACAAAATAATACACCAGTAAGTTTTGATCTTATCTTGAGGTAAACATGACAAGGAAAATATCTATTACTGAGATTCCAGATGTCATGGAAGATGCCGTTGTATTTCTTGTTGCGGCTACTACTTTGGAGTGGACTAGGAGAGTAAAAAAGGCTACACCAGTTGATACTGGTAGGCTACGGAACTCATGGCAGACTGACATAAAACCAACTAGCGGAACCATAGTAAACAACTTACCTTATGCAGAGCCAGTTTGTTATGGTGAAAACCTACCACCATCATGGAAGGGACAATTTAGAACTAGACAACAAACAACAAAGGGATTCCCAGAACTAATAGGAAAAGAACTACAAAAGTGGGCTGATGAAGAATATGAAAGAATCAAACGGAGGTTATAATGGCTGCTACAGATTTGAACCAAGTTAGAGCAGTGATAGAGACTAGGTTAACCACAGAGTTAGCCTCAAATCCAGTAATCCCTGTTGCATTTAATAATATGACCTTTGACTCCACAGCAGAAGATACTTTTGTTCAATGTATCACAAGCTTTGGCAACAACACCTATCTAACTCAAGGTGATCAAACTAATTCAAGTAACCAAATAGATGGTCTTATTTTATTAAATGTATTTACTGAGGAAGGTCTAGGAGCAGGGTCAAACTTTACAATTTGCAAAAGACTTAGGGACTTATACAATAGAATTACAGTATCAAGTGTTATTTTTGATGCACCTATTGGCCCTGAGATTCTTACCTCAAGTCCAGAAGGTAAGTTTCAAACTCAAATCAGAATAACATTTACAATTTTTGAGGATCTTTAATCATGCCAAAACTCATTATTACAGAAAAAATGCTAGACGCTATCGAAGCTGTCAAAGGTAGAAGAGAGGCAAATTATTGGGATAACGATTGTAAAAGATATATGGAGAGTCAACAAAATTCTAAAAAAGATGTAAAAAACTCTGAAAAGAGTTAATATATTTATAAATCTTTCTTTTTTTTGTCATGACTGCACTCAAGGGTGATGTAGGTAAAATTATGTTCCACAACGCTGGTGGAACTGAAGCTGACGTAGGTCAAACAAGATCATGGTCTTTGTCCGTAAGTAAAGACACACTCGAAGCAACTAAACAGGGTGACACAGCAAAAACATTTATAGGTGGATTAATTTCTGGTGAAGGTTCAGCAGAGCTTTTATACGACCCAGATGAAACAGGTGCTGGTTACACAACATTTATAGATGATGTATTAACAACTGGCGACAATGGTGACGCATTGTTTGAACTGTTCCCTGACTCTTCAACTTCAGCTAAAAAATTAAGTTTTTCTGGAATAATTACAAGTGCTGAATATGCTGCCACACTTGGAGAAACACAGTTAATAAACATATCATTTATTACAACTGGTGCAATCACTTCAGCTATATAGTAGATTAAAAATACTTCGCATTTAATTTATGGCAGAAAAGAAAACCCTCGACCTTTTAAAGGACGCTTTTGACCTTTCTAAAAGACGTAAATTTGACGTTAAAGATGATAATGGTAATGTTGTAGTTAGTTTGTATTTTAAGGCAATTACAAGATCAGATAGAGCTAGAGCAACGCAAAGGGCTGGCAGTGATGATCCGTTAGTTGTTTCTACACATATGCTTTGTCAGTTGGCAGAGAATGAAGATGGTACAAAAGCATTTCACCCAGCAGATTTTGTTAACTTGCAAAATGAGTTACCAGAAAATGTATTGAATGAGATTGAATTATTTTTATTTGGTGTAAATCAAAACGCAACTATTGATAACGTAAAGGAATCTTAAGGGGGGATAACTGGTTAAATTTTGAGTTTTTCCTTGCAACAGAATTAGGTAAGACAGTAAGTGAACTTAGAACACAACTCACAGAGGAAGAGTTGATATTTTTTGCTGGTTATTATGAGTTAAAACGTGAAAGAGAAAAAAAAGAGTTAGATGCAATCAAACGCAAATCAAGATATAGTTAAAGGAGTTATTGTTTTGTCGTGGCAGTTTCAAACGTAGAACTTAGAGTTGGTGCTACGCAAGCCATAACAGCATTAAAGAATGTTAATACTCAAGCGCAGAAATTTAATAACACTGTAAACGGAACAAATAGCAAATTAAAAGACGCTAATAGAGCTTTACCAATAATAGGGAAAGGATTTTTTGGTGCTGGTGCTGGTGCAAAAGGTGCAGCTTTAGGATTCAAAACGGCTGGGGCTGCGTTAGCGACAGCTTTAGGGCCACTAACTGCTGGAATCACATTAGTTGCCGCTCTTACTAAGACATTTGGAAATTTAGCAAGGGCTGATTTTGCTAGTGCAAGAGTAAAAACTTTAGGAGTTGATGTTGAAGGTTTAACACCAAAGCTTGCAACTTTATCAAATGAACTAAGTGGTCAGGTTTCTCAACTTCAATTATTAGAATCATCATATGATTTAGCATCTGCTGGTTTTGCTGAGACTGCTGAAATTACAGAAATTTTAAAGGCTGCACAACTTGGAGCTACTGGTGGTTTCTCTGATTTACAAACTGTTACTGATGCTACAACATCTGTTTTAAATGCTTATGGATTAGAAGCCGACAAAGCCTCAAAAATAGTTGATGGATTCGCACAGACACAGGCTGATGGTAAAATTGTTGTAGATCAATATGCACAACAGATAGGTCGTATCGCACCAATAGCGGCTGGTGCTGGTGTAAGTATAGATGAATTAAATGCTGCGATTTCTGCTGTCACTGCAACTGGTGTTCCTGTTGAATCGACCTTTGCTGGATTACGACAGGTTATTGCTTCAATACAAAAACCGACAAAACAAGCCTCTGATGTTGCAGAAAAACTTGGGATTGATTTTAGTGCGGCTGCATTAAAATCAAAAGGATTAAGCGGAGTATTAGAAGAAATTGTTGCAAAAGGCGGAGCAAGTGCAGATAATCTTTCTCAATTATTTGGGAGTGTTGAGGCTCTCACAGCAATACAACCTTTATTAAATGATGAATTAGTTAAATTTAATCAGGCTTTGGAAAATCAATCAAATGCACAGGGAAGAGCCGCACAAGACGCTTTTACAGCAGCAAATACCATACAAGGACAGCTTACAAGAATAGGAACTGCATTTACAAATTTAACAACTGAGGGTTCTGACTTTGGGGTAGTTATTAGAGAAGTTTTGAAAATAACTGCTGTTACTATCGAAGCTTTAGGAATTGCTGTAAAGGCGGTTTTAACACCTTTTAGGCAGATATTTGCAATTATCGGAGAGATCGGTAGAGTTATTGGAGAAGCAATAGGAGTTGATGCAACAGCAGCTTTATTTAATCTTGAACAGGGTTGGATAGGTATAAAAGAGGCAGTTTCAGATGCTTCAGACAGGGCTATTTTTTTTGCAAGAGTTGTTGGAGGTGTTATTGGTAAAATAATTGTTCTAATAGGAAATACCGCAACTGGTATTCAAAAACAAGTTAGCGGTCTTGTTGATAGTGTTGTTACTTTTATTCAAGAAAAAATACAACAGCTTATTGATTTTATTCCAGAACCAATTAAAAAATTATTGGGCGGCTTGGAATTACCAAAACTAAATCTTGACATTGAATTACCAAAATTACCAAATCCATTTAAAGGTCTTTTGGAAAAAGCAAATGAGTTGAAAGAATCTGTCATTGAATTTTCTGGAGTTGAAAAAACTATTACAGATGAAAATAATAAACAAGTTGATGCAAAAAACAAAATTGTTGAATTAAACAAACAAAACAAAAAAGGTGTTGAAGAATTAACAGAGGCAGAAAAAAAAGCAAAAGAGGAGGCTGAAAAATTAGAAGAAACTTTTAAAAAGATAGGTGAATCTGTCAGGAATGATTTAGTAAATAATCTTACAGATGCAGTTATGGGTGCTAAATCTTTTGGAGATGCTATGAGAAATGTATTGCAGAATCTACAAAGACAACTTATAAAACTTGCATTAAATAAAGCAATAGAAGGTATAGGCGGTGCTTTAAGTGGTGGTAAAGGTTTTGGTGGTTTTCTTGGTGGTTTATTTGGTAAAAGGGCAAGAGGTGGGCCTGTATCTGCTGGCGGTGCTTTTGTAGTGGGTGAAAAAGGCCCTGAGATTTTGCAGATGGGTTCAAAAGGTGGCACTATAATTCCAAATAGTCAAATAGGTGGTGGGGGAGGCACTGTCAATAATATGATTACAGTTAATGTAGATGCCTCTGGCACTTCAGTTGAAGGTGATCAAGAACAAGCAAATAGTTTTGGTCAAGCTTTAGGTGCTGCAATACAAGCAGAACTTATAGCTCAAAAACGTGCTGGAGGGCTTTTATCTAACGCATAACTATGGCATCATTTCCAACAACAGTAAAACCTATTTATGGCATGACTAAAGTAAGTCAGCCAAACATTAAGACAGTTCGATTTGCAGACGGATTTGAACAGCGTCAACTTGTAGGCATAGCAGCACACCAAAATCCTAAAGTTTATAATCTCACTTTTTCAAATATTACAGAAGCTGAAAGTGACGAAATATCATATTTTTTAAATGAACGTGCTTTAGATCAGGCATCTTTCACATTTACACCAGAGGGTGAAACTTCTACAAAAACAGGCACATATTCCCAAACTGACACTACTATTACAATTTCTATCACCAATCATGAATTATTTGCAAATGATTCAATAGTAGTAGACTTCACAAGTGGCACAGCAACAGATGGCACGTACTCAGTTGTTTCTTTAACTGATGCAAATACTTTTGTCATTACAACTGCAACCTCAACTTCAACCTCTGGAAATGTATCAATTACAAAGTCAGGAACGTCAAATTTTGTTTGTCAAAGATGGCAAAAAACAATAACTTATAATGGCAGAGCTACGATTAGTGCTACGTTTAGGGAGGTATTTGAACCATAATGGCAATACCTACTGAGGAACTACAAAAAACAAATCCAAGTGCCAAGATTGAATTGTTCGAAATACATCTTGTTTCAGCTTTACATGGCAGTAGTGATGTCAAAAGATTTCATAATGGCATAAATATGAACACAAGTGTCAATGTTGTTTTTCAAGGCTCAAGTTATACAAGAATACCAATAGAAGCTAATGGTTTTGAATATGCGCAAACAAGAACTGCTAGACCTAGACCCACTGTAAGAATCAGTAATATTTTTTCAACAGTAACTGCATTAATGACAACCGCTAATTTGACTACACCAAAAAACGGATTAAATGGTGCAAAATTTATAAGAAAAGTCACCTTAATGAAATTTTTAGATCATGCTAACTTTGCCTCTGGTACTAACCCTTTTGGCACTCCAGCAAACAACACTTATGAAAATCAAACATTCTTTATAGATAGAAAAACTGTAGAGAGTAAAAATTTTGTAGAGTTTGAATGTGTGTCTGCCCTCGATCTTGAAAATAGAGCAGCACCAAAAAGAATAATTACAAGAAAAGATTTTCCCTCAGTAGGTACTTTTGTATGACAAATTGGAAACAACAAGCATTACTTCATGCAAAACAAACACTCCCTAATGAGTCTTGTGGTGTTGTTATCAATGTTAAAGGTCAAGAAGAGTATTTTCCTTGCAAAAATATAGCTGTTGAGGGAGCTAATAGTTTTACCATAGACCCAGAAGATTGGGCTAAAGCTGAAGAGACAGGAACTGTCTTGCATATTTGTCACTCACACCCAAATGGTGACTTAAGACCATCAGAGGAGGATTTAAAAAATTGTGATTTTATTGGTTTATCTTGGTTTATTCTCAATCCTCAAAATGATGAAATACAAGAATTAAAACCCAAAATACATAAACCAATGCTTACTAAAGATAAATTTGTTGATAGAGAAAGAAGAGAAGATGAAAAAGGATTAAGAAAAATAAAAGTCTACGGAAGATTAGCTGAATTAGTTGGTTGGCACGTTAATTATGCTGATGTAAAAAACATGAAAGATGTTTATAGATATATTGTTTGTAATCATCCAGAAGTAGAACCACATTTAGCGGAAAATATGTATCGAATTACAATTAATAATGATGCAATTCAAACTAAAGAAGATTTGATAGTAAAGAGTGAGGGCGAAATAAGAATGATTCCCCTTGTTTCTGGTTCTTTCTTTTTTATTGCTGCTGCTTTGTTTGCTGGTGGTGCTGCTGTTTCTGCTATCGGTGGTGCTGTAGCTTTAGCTATTGGTGGTGCATTGACAAGTATGGCAATATCAATGACTGTACAGGGTGTTACAAATATGCTTTTTCCACCACAGCAACCACAGGTTGGTGATGTCTCAAGCGCACTTAGTGAAACAGATTCAAGAGTAAACTTCTCATTTAGTGGCATACAGAACGTCAGCCGTAGTGGTGTTTGCATACCCTTAATTTATGGTGAGGTGTTTACTGGATCTATCGTAGTATCATCTGGAACTGACACTGCCCCAGTATTTAAAACCTAGTTATGACTTTACCAAGTAATTTAGGAACAGCTAATTTAAATAGTTCACAACAGGCCAAACTAAAAGAGCTTGGAGGTCAAGGGGTATCTTTCGTTGACTCTACAATGAAAGATGATGATGTTGGATCTAGACAGTTCGTAACTCTAATAGACGTAATAGGGGCTGGTGTAATAGCTGGTTTTCCTTCTGCGATAGATGCTGGATTAACTCATGGAACTACTGCTTATCAAATAGCAAGCCTTAAAGACTTATTCTTAAATGGAACTCAAGTATTAAGAGATGGTGCGAGTAATACAGCACCAGATGTTTCAGATTTTAATTTTGGTACAAGTGAATCCAATGCACCAGCTTTTTTTAGTAAACTTGGTACTTCAAACCAAACAAAAATTCAAGGTCTTGTAGAAACCGAAAGAGATAGAAGTATAGGTGTAACAGTTACTAAGGCTCAATCTCAAACAGTTACAATTACTGACACTTCAACTGAGGGTGTAAGAGTAACTATCGGGTTTCCAAGATTACAATTAATTACCAGCAGTGGAAACATCAATGGAACTTCAGTTGAGTATGAGATCGAGGTAAGAAAGCAAGACAATACTTTGATAAAAAAAATTAATGCAGATTCAACTTCTTTAACTGGTTTAGATCGTTCTATTCATACTGGTGGCGGTGGAGTAACTGGAAAAAGTACATCTGCATACTTTAAAGATCATATAATTGTTTTGCCAGCAAGTTTAGTAGATTCTGATTTTCCACTTACTGTAAAAGTTATTAGGACAACAGACGATAGTGATGACGCAAAACTAGCTAATGCTTTTGAATTTACAACCTTAACCGAATTAGTTTTTGATAGCCCTACCTATCCAAATACTGCTTACGCAGCCGTAAGATTTGATGCTGAAATATTCAGATCTGTCCCCCAGCGTATGTATAGAGTAAGAGGCCGCCTAGTTAAAATACCTCATAATGCAACAGTTAGAGCAGATGGGTCTTTATCATTTACTGGTAGTTTTAATGGAACTCTAAAAACAGACAAAGAGTGGTGTAATGATCCAGCATGGGTTTTGTATGACATAATTACTGAATCAATAGACGGGTTTGGTGATTTTGTCGCTGAATCTGAGGTGGATAAATTTTCTTTTTATAATGCTTCTGAATATAATTCAGAATTGATCAATGATGGTCAGGGTGGTACAGCCCCAAGATTTAGCTGCAATATTGTAATCCAAAGATCAACTAATGCCTATACCTTGCTAGATAGGATTGCAGGGATTATGAGAGGTAGCTTATACATTGATGATGGTGTTATAACTCTCTGTCAAGACAGACCTACAACTAGCACTTATTTTTTCTCTTATGCAAATGTCACTGAAGATGGTTTCGTTTATACTGGCGCAAGTCAAAAAACTAAAGATACTGTTATAAATGTCAAATATTTTGATAATGAAACAAGGTCTTTTGAATATGAAACTGTTGAGGACTCAGCAGCAAATCAAGCAAAATATGGTGTTATAGTAAAAAATCTTGAAGCAGTTGGTTGTAATAATCAAGCACAAGCAAGAAGGGCAGGGTTATGGCATCTGTTCACACAAAACAATGAAACTGAAACTGTATCTTTTTCTACTAATGCTGCTGCTGGATCATTAGTTAGACCAAATCAAATTATAACTGTACAAGATCCTGTAAGGAGTGGTTTAAGAAGATCAGGAAGAATAAAAAGTGCAACAACAACAGTAATAACTATTGATAATACTAAAGATTTACCTACTGCACATACCACAGGAGATGAATTATCTGTAATTTTAACGGATGGGTCTGTACAGACAAAAACAATATCAGATATTTCGGGAAATGAAATTACTGTTTCTAGTGCGTATAGTTCTGCACCACAAACAAACAGTGCTTGGTTATTTGTTAGAGCTACTGTAGAAACTGAAGATTTTAGAGTTTTATCTGTATCGGAGGAAAATGAAATTTTTACAATTACTGGAATGTTTCACAATTCTACCAAATATGCTTTTGTTGAAGATGGTGCAACTTTAGTAGTTCCACAAATAAAAACTTTAATAGAACCAAAATCAGCACCAAGTAACTTACAGGCAGATGAATTAATTATTGCTCTTGGAAATAGGGCGGTAAGTAAATTATCTTTAACTTGGCAGCCAGTTTCTGGCGTTACCGAATATTCAGTAAAATACAAATTTGAAAATGGAAATGTTATATCAGAAAGAGTTACAGCACCTACTTTTGAAATATTTGATTCTGAACTAGGTGAATATAAATTTGAGGTTTTTAGTATTAATGCTTTAGGTCAGCCTAGTACGACACCAACAACACTAACTTTCAATGCTGAAGGAAAAACTGCTTTACCAGCAGATGTTCAAAATTTAACGATAGAACCATATAATGACAGCTTCATGAAATTAAGGTTCGATCAATCTACAGATGTTGACGTAATTCATGGTGGCAACGTGGTAGTCAGGCACAGCAATCTTACAGATGGTACTGGTACTTTTACAAACTCTGTTGACCTTATAGCGGCTTTATCTGGAAACATATCCGAAACTTTAATCCCAGCGATTGAGGGGGAAGTAATCCTCAAATTTCGTGATGATGGCGGCCGACTAAGTGCTGGTGAAACTTCTGTCATAGTCTCTCCACCAGTAACACAGCCAAAATTAGTGGTTTTTACAGATCGAGAGGATACTGATTCACCTCCTTTTGATGGTGTTAAGACAAGTACTTTTTTTGATGCAACTCTTGGTGGATTGACCTTAGGATCAGATGTCTTAATAGATGATGTTACAGCTTTAATTGATACTCTTAGTCAAATTGACATTCTTGGAGGTGTTGCAAGTTCTGGTGCGTATGAATTTGCAAACGCTTTAGACTTGGGTTCTATTATGGACACCCAATTAACAAGACATTTTGTAACAGAGTCTTTCTTGGCAAATACTCTTATAGATCAAAGAACAGCACTTATTGACACTTGGAATGACATTGATGCTTTAAGTGCATTTAGTACAAACGCCCAATTATTAGTAGCAACTACAACACAAGATCCAAACTTATCAACTTCTGCAACTTACGCTCAATCTGGTACGACTATAACAATCACAAAAGCTTCTCATGGATATTCTGCTGGCAAATTTGTTGTTTTAGACTTTACTTCTGGGGCTGGTGTTGATGGCAATTACGAAATCAAAACAGTTCCTACTACTGACACTTTTACATTAACTGCTGCTGCAAGCCAAACTACAAGCGGTAACTGCACTTATGGCGCACAATTTAGCTCGTTCAATACTTTTACAAATGGTGTATTAAGGGGTAGAGGGTTTAAATTTAGGGCAACTTTATCTTCTTCTGACCCAGCACAAACGATTCTTTTAAGACAGCTTGGATATACTGCACAATTAAATCGAAGAGTTGAGACAGTAAATGCTGTGATCGCTTCTGGCACATCTACAAAGGATGTAGTATTTCAAAATCAGTTTTTCACAGGATCTACTGGTACGACGATTGCTGCTGGTTCAGCCTTACCTACTATTGGAATAGTAATAGAAAATGCACAATCAGGTGATTTCTTTTCTTTATCAAACATCAGTTCTACTGGTTTTTCAATAGATATAAAGAATGGATCTAGTTTTGTTGATAGGAATTTTAAATATACGGCAGTTGGTTTTGGTCGAGGCTCTTAAATTATGATAACCTTAAATAAAAATCGTTAAGAAATGGCAATTCATGATTACGTTCTAGACAATCAATCTGGTGCAAATTTCCGAGCAGATTTAAATGATGCTTTAGCTGCGATTGTTAGTAATAATTCAAGTTCTACACAACCAACAACTCGTTATGCCTATCAATGGTGGGCTGATACTAACGAAGGTGTTTTAAAAATAAGAAATAGTGCTAATGACGCATGGATAACTCTTTTACAATTAGACGGAACTTTGACTTTAGAAGATGGGTCAAATACCGCCCCAGCACTAGGATTTCGTGATGATTTAAATACAGGTATTTTTTCAAGTGCAGCAGATACTTTAGATGTTACTTGTGGTGGAACTACTAGAGGAAGTTTTAGCTCAACTGGTTTAGCTGTTACAGGAAATGTTACGGCTACAACTTTTGTTGGAGATATAGATGCAGTGGACGGAGACTTTGACGGAACATTAGAAGCTGATGCTATTACTGTTGCAGGGGTAGCTCTTTCTACAGTTATTGCTGGAACTACAGTTACGACAGCGACAAACGCAAATCATATTTCTGTTGCTGATAATGAATCAACAAATGAAAATAATTTAATTCCATTTATTGAAGATGCCTCTGCTACTGGAAATGTTGGTCTTGAATCAGATGGAGATTTTACATACAACCCAAGCACAGGAACTGTGACTGCTACAGTTTTTGTTGGTGCTTTTACAGGAAACGTAACTGGTAATGCCTCTGGATCATCAGGTTCTTGTACTGGTAACTCTGCAACAGCAACAACAGCAACAACAGCAACTAATGTAACGGCTGCGGATGAATCATCAGACACTACTTGTTTTCCTTTATTTGTAACGGCTGCAACTGGTGATTTACCACCAAAAACAGGAAGTAACCTATCTTTTAACTCTTCAAATGGAACATTAACTGCAACAGCTTTTTCTGGTGATGGCTCTGGACTAACTAACGTATCAGGAGGCGGTTCTGGAGCGCAGGGTGGAGGTTCTGATGAAATATTCTATTTAAGTGATAAAAACGCAACAACTAACTATACTATTACAGGTCACAACGCTATGGTTGCTGGCCCCTTAACCATAGATAGCGGAGTTACAATTCAAGTTGATTCTGGTTGCGCTCTTACCATTGTTTAGTAAACTTAAATCATGAGTACTTTAAAAGTAAACAGCATTATTCCTACAGGTGGTGTTCCAACAGGTGGTGGAGGTGGGATAGTCCAAGTAAAACAAGATGTAAAAACTGATATTGAAGTTGGTACTACTAGTGGTTCAACTGAAGTTGACATATGTTCTGTTTCGATAACCCCTGTAGCTAATGTTAGTAAAATGTTAGTATCATTTTCTTTATCATGTGATACAAGCGGCAATCATAATTCTATGGGTGCAAAATTAAAGAGGGACTCTACAGATATTTGCATAGGTGACGTAAGTAGTTCTAGGACTCGTTGTACAATAGGATTACAAGCAGATAGTGTTGGTTTAAAAGTTCCAAGTTATAGTATGTGTTTTTTAGATGATCGCCCAGATGGTACATCAGCAATAACTTATAAACTTGTACTTTTTGATGGCAATACTGATGGTGGTTCTTATTTTATAAATAGACCTTCAGATGGTGATACCAGTTCTAGCAATATGGCTGCGACATCTAGTTTAACAGTTATGGAGATTTCTGATTCATGAGCATAGATCACGAAGCAATTTTAAGGGCATATCCAAAATGCGTAAGAGTAAATTCTAAAGGAGCTTTTGATAAAGATGGTAATTTAATTAGTACCGAAGAAAGCAAGATAACCTCTGCTAGAACAACATTAGATGCGGAAGCTGCTGCAATTTTATACAAAAAACAAAGAACAGGAATTGCTGGAGTTCCCTCTACAGATATTTATCCTTCTTTAGGAGATCAACTAGACCACCTCTGGCATTCAATAGATGCTGACTCAGACTTGAAAGTTAAGTTTGCTGGCTTCTATAATGCAATAAAAACAGTAAAAGACAAGCATCCAAAACCATGAGTACATTAGCAGTCGGTACAATTAAAAGTGTTTCTTCCGCAGCACCAGTATTTCAAAATACAAGTGGAACAGAAAAAGGACAGCTTGTTAAAGCTTGGGTTAATTTTGATGGAACTTCAGCTGGTACAAATAAAACAATAAGAGATAGTTTAAATATTTCTACTGTTGCTGAGACTGGTACTGGACAATATACAGTTACTTTTACTAATGCTATGTCAGACACAAATTATTGTGTGGTTGAATCTACTAACAATGTAGGTGGTAATAGTAATGCGTGTTTTGTTAAAGTAGAATCTTATACAACCACTTCTTTTAGTATTGTAGTAGTAGCTAGTGCAGCTTTTACAGATATATCAATTTGCTGTATGGCAGTTTTAGGAGCTAACTAATGTCAACACTTAAAGTAAACACAATACAAAATGTTTCTGCCGCCCATAGTTCAACCCCAGAACAGATTGCACAGGGCAGAGCTAAAGCTTGGGTTGTTTCAGATTCTGCTGGAACTATGGGAGATAACTTTGGGATTTCTTCTGTTAATGAAATTGGTAATGGTAATGAAGATTATACTGTGAATTTCAGCTCATCTTTTTCTAATACAAATTATTGCGTATGTGCAAATTGTAATAATACTGACAGTTCTGGAGGACAAGTTTTTATTGATACAAAATTAGCAGGTAGTTTTATAGCAAATGTGCGAGGCACTAACGGGACTAACAATACAGGATCTGGATTTGCTTGTGTTATTTTTGGGGATTAATAATTTTTTGATATACTAAAAGAAAAACATTATGGCTAATTCTGATTATAGATTTGTGTATACTAGAGATGATGGAGGCATAACAATAGTATGTCCTTCAGATAACTGTGGTTTGACTTTAGATCAGATAAAAGATAAAGATTGTCCTAAAGATAGAACAGTATATACTGTAGACAAGTCTGCAATTCCTACAGATAGGAGTTTCAGAAATGCTTGGACTTATTCGGAGTAAATTATGGGATTTGGTGTTGATATGGCGAAAGCCAGAGAAATTCATAAAACAAATATAAGACTTGCAAGAGAACCAAAACTTGCAGAGCTAGATATTGAATTTCAAAAAGCCTTAGAAACAGGTGCTTCAACAACAGACATTGTTGCTAAAAAACAAGCATTGAGAGATGCTCCAGCTGATGCTGGTATAGCTTCTGCTAGTGATGCTGATGCACTTAAAGCACAATGGAAAACAGACATCTTAGGAACTTCACCTTACAGCTAATGGATATTTTACAAGAAAGAAAAAAACAGCTTCTTAAAGAAAATGAGGAAGCAATACAAGAATATGAAAAGGCAATACAGGCAGCAAATATGTTTAAAGCAAAAGCATTTTCTTGTCAAGAAAGATTGAAAGAGGTAGAAATGTTGCTTATAGAAACAAAAGAAAAAACTAATTAATTTTTTCTTGGTATTGTCTAGTCATCATCCCACCTATTAGATATAATGGGCTTAATCCTATTATTAAAGCTAGAACGCCCCAAGTAACAGGAACTAGGGCTTTCGCAAAGGCTTCTTTCCACATATGTTTAGAAAAATTCTTGATGCTTTAACTATCGTAACGACAATTCTTGTTTTGGGAATCCTAGGCGGTGGGTTTTTTACATTTAAGTATGTAAGCTCCGAGCAATTTAAGAATAAATTAATGAATGAAGTGCTTGAAAACGTAACTGGGATAATGCCCAAAGTATTAGATAATGCCTTACCAGATATGACAAGCGGTACAATACCAGAATTTATACAACCTAAAAAATAATGGGAAAAATGACACCACCTTGCAGAATAAGTTGCTGGAATTACAAAGTAGCTTGCGTGGATCGTGTTATAGATGGCGATACTATAGAAATTACAATCAATCTCGGCTTTGATTTGTCAATAAAACAACGAGTAAGAGTGGCAGGAGTTGATACACCAGAAAAGCGTACCAAAGATCATGAGGTTGAGAAGCCTCTTGGCATAGATGCGACAAACTGGTTAACTCAAAAGTTAGATTATGCACTGGACAATAATCAAGGTTTGATGATCCGTACAGAGTTGGGTAGTGGTGCATCTGGTAAGTATGGTCGAATGCTGGGTTGGTTGTATGTAGGAGATGAAACAGTTTCACTTAATGAGCAGATGATAGAAGATGGCTATGCGTGGGCTTATGATGGTGGATCAAAAAATAAAAACTTTGATGAATTAATAGCAATAAGAAAAGAAAAAGGCACTTATGGAAATACCTGAGATAGGTATAAGACAAATTAATATTCCAGAGGTCTATATTCCTGAGATATACAAGCCTGATCCTGTATTACCTGTAATAACAAATTTAGAAATAGATGTTGTAGGTTGTACTTATCAGCACAGAGATATAAAAAATACTGGTAATACACAACTTTTGCTTGATGACCCAAACGGAGTGTTTACTACTTGCGATTCTGTTTTTCCTAGCTTTTACCCTATTGATTACAGACCAGATCAGTTGGTGATTACTGAAGATTTACCGATTACAAATAATGCCCCACCCATGCCAGAGTCAGATATTCCAGAGACTAAAACACCAGAAAAGAAAAAAGAAGAGCTAGTAATACCAGAATGTCCAAGTAGGAAAGATCAGGCAGTCGGAGATTACAGAAACGCAAAACGTATTGAAAGAGTAATAGGACATAAGTTATCCTCAGACAAAACAGAGTGCATTACGCTTTATGAGGACGTACCATTTCGAGAGACTTTTATTGGTACAAATGAGGTGCTTGTTTCTACTCTTGCTATTGGTGTGGTCGCTGGTAGTTCTGCGGCTCTTGTCCCTCTGATACAAGGGGTTGCGAAGGCTGCTATAAAAAATATAAGCAAGCGTTTTTCTAGAAAAAACAAGGTATAAACATAAGCAAAGGATTTTACAAGCCCTTTACAGGCGATTTAAACGGCCTATTTTTTTTCGATTTTATGAGTGTGAGGCAAAACTTGGTTTGGTTGTGCAATAAGCTTGATTCCGTCACAGTTGACTTGATACTGACCTGTAAAGACAACTCCTAGTCTTGCTTGCTCACCACAAATTTTCAAACGATATAACTCCATTTCCATTTTAGTTTTAGATATTAATAACTCTTGAGCTTCGATATTTACTTTTGCAGCTTTTTTGCATAGTTCCCCACCATTTCCCAAAGGAATATTAAATTGCATAGATATTCCATAATTTAAGTTATAATTATCTTTTTCAAATCTTGGTGTTTCTTGTATATATTTTATTGCCCCTGTGTCCTCGTCATAGATGTTTTGTTTGGTAACTGTTTCTATTGGCCTGTTAAAGCTCCATGCGTCTGTTAGATAGGGAGTTATGGTCAAACTGGGCGAGGTACAAACAATCCCTTGACTGTAGCGATTCTGAGGGTGGCTGGAGGGTGTAATCATGGTTGCGTTGTTATTTACTACTCCTTGTGCAGTCGAGTTGGGACTTGCAACTGTTGTATTTGCTAAAACTTTAGCAGGGCTAAGAAATAAAATTATTGCCCAAAGACAGAGGTTGTTTCTGTGGTTGTGGTTGTTGTAATTGTTCGATTTATTGTTGTTACGTTTGAAAGGCCAGCCCCTTGCAGTGACTCTACTAGACTGAAACTTTGCCCAGCGTTTACTATTTTCCATCTTGGCACAGCCTCAAGTTCTGGACTTGTCCAACTAAACTGGACACCATTAAGGGTCTGAGTTGTTCCAGCAACTGTTGAAGGGTTGATATATCCATTGAGATCGGCTGATTCAATGTTATGGCCTGACGCAGAATATGAAAATCCTGTGTTGTATTGGTGCGAAGAAATAACCTCATTTACTACAGATTGTGATGTGCTTGATTGCGTAGATGAGCCTGATCTAAACTGGGGGACTACAGGCGTTGCAAGGGTTCTCAGAGGTAGTAGTAATATTAATAATAGCCAAAATCTAGTCAATTTCAATCTGAACAGTAGTTGAGGCAATACAGCTAGTTCCAGAACCGCCAGCAGTACAAGTATGAATACCAGAGGATAAAGAAGTAAGAGCCAAACTTCCAGCAGTACCACCAGAAATAACTGTTGTCTGTCCACCTAATACTGGGAGGGTTGCTATACCGCTTGATGGAGTGATTGCTGACTGTGTTACGTCTCCAGCCTGATATGACTCCGATAGTGAAAACGCTGACCCAGCCGTTGTAACCGATTTATTTGTATTTACTAAAGCTGGGACTCCATTGCTTAAGCTGCCAAGATTCAATCCACCTATCCCATTTGTCACCACACTGTCCCCTGTTCCTGTAGAGGTAGTAACATTATTGCCACTTATAGAGTATGAACTAGGTGCGGCATTTGTAATTACATAAGGAGAGTCAATAGAAATCTGTGCAGAAGTTACATACTTGGCCGTTATATCTGCAAAGGCACTAGATGGAAAAAGGAAAAGAATGAAAGGAAGAAGCTTTTTCATGGCTTTAATTTTTTTTAGGGTCAACTTTGATTACGTCAGGTTTTGTTGTAACGATCTCAAGAGGCTGTCTTATTATTATAGTTTGCTGTCCACTATTGGAGTTACCATTAGCACCATTTTCTGTTTCTTTCTTTTTCTTCTTTGCTCCTTGTGCCGCATTAACTGATACACCCATTCCAGCAAGAATATTTCCTAAGAGTCCAGCAGCGAAGGTAGAATCCACACGAGGCTGGTCTGGTATATCCATTCCAAATAATTTGTTAGGTAGTTTTATATATCCAAGAGACAAGACAACCAAACACCATGCAAGAATAAATCCTTGAGCAACAGTAGAAATTAAAAAAGTAATTTTCTCCTGATAATCGGGCTTTTCATCTTCTATTGCTTCTGTTTTTTGTACTGGATCTTTTACTTTTTCTGCCATACTAGAGATTTATTAGTCATACTAAGCATAATTATAACTTAAAGCAATGACTGAGGTACAAGCTATGTTATTGGGAGCAGCATCTACAGCTTTTGTTATGGTGCTATCTAACATGAGCAACCGAAGAGAAAAAACTATTATAGATATATACAATCGACTTAATAAGCTATCACAGGCGGTTAGTAGGATAGAAGGCAAACTTCAATAATCAGTGCTATGTTTGGAAAAACAAACAAATCATGTCTAAATTTTTTATCAACCTTTTCATCAGATTCGGCAAAAGTGAGTCACTTCGCAAAGGTGTGCTTTTTATCTTGAAAGACTTAAGTGCTAAGAGTGATAATGACGTTGATGACGCAATAGTAAAAATGATTGAAGAAAAATTATTTCCAGTCAAATGAAAAACATAATAGACGCACTGACTAGCAGCTATAGCCTTGAGGGTGAGTTTGAGGTGCAAAAGTCTATACAGTTTATACAGAACTTAGATGATATAGAACTACTCAAGCCCTATGCAATAAAGCTATTGCAGACAAATGCAAAGCAAGCTCATTTTATAAGCACTTCGATTGAAGTTATATCTCAGCAGGGAGCTTATTTATATAAACTAGAAAAACAACTAAAAAAGAAAAAAGCGACCCTTTGGGATCGCCTAAGATACGTTTTGTTTAATAAGAAGTCAGGGAACTAAATCCTTTTCTGTAATATCAATCCAATTTGCAGACTCAATCATTTCTCCAGTTTCTTGATTTTTCTTCAAAGTTTCACAGAACTCATAAGTTCTTTCAGATTGTGCATGATAAAAAATCTGACCTACATAGGGATTGTTTGGAAAAGTTACTAAGTACATAATCAAAAAGGTAAATCCTCTGGAAGTTCACGTTGGTTTGCTTTGACGTTTACAGTCCTCTCAGAGGCTTGTTTAGGGTTTAGTGGTGCAATCTTGCCTGAGTTACCCCAGAGGCCGCCCCAGATCGAAAAACCAGCTATTTCATCATAATCTGATTTGCTTTTGTAAACCCTTATCTTAGTATCTTCAA